TATCACAAAAACGATATCATCAACGAAGTTATGGAGGATAACAACAATGACTTTTGAACTTTATGCAATCAAAGACGAGCTGGCGGGCACCTTCGGAAACATCATGGTAATCAATCCGATCGTTAAGGAAAGAACCTTCAAGTGGATGACCCAAGAGATGGAAAAAAGCGACTGCGAGGATAAGCGGGTCTATCATCTGGGGCAGTACGACACCGAAACCGGCCTGATCACACCGTGCATGCCGGAGATGGAATGGAACATCGAACAGGTCAAGAAAACCATGGAGGAAAAAAAGGATGGTTAAAATCTTTACACCCTATGGAGATGAAAAACCGAAAAGAGAGCCAAACGAGCCGGGAAATATTCTGGAACCGCAGTATAAAGAGCGGTACGATGAAAACGGGAATGCCTATCTTGAACAGGTCGGAGAGATCAACACGTATGAAAAAATCCAGAGCTTCAAAGACGAAGTTGACCCAATGAACATCCTTGCAAGGTATGCAGCAGGTGACACAACGGTCATGGCGAATCCTGGTTGGTACATCGACACGAGCAAATTACCTGCAAACTATATCGAGTGGCGGAACCTGATGAACGAACAGAAAGAAAGGTTCGAAACACTGCCGCTAGAAATCCGAAACAAGTTCGACAACAACTTCGATACCTGGGCAGCAACCGCAGGAGAGCCGAAATGGCTGGAAAATATGGGCATTATGACGAAAAACGATGCTACAACACAACCTGATCAGAGCAAGGAGGCAGCAGAATGAACAGAAACAGTGAACAACACTACAACCAGGTACCACACGCAGAAATCAGGCGAAGCAAGTTCAAAAGAGATTTTTCACTGCTGACTACGATCAACGAGGGCGATCTGGTACCGATCTACACCGACGAAGTGTTGCCTGGCGACACTTTCAAAATCGATGTGAACGGCCTGGTCAGAATGGCCACTCCGCTCTATCCAGTCATGGATAATTGCAACATGGATATTTTCTTCTTCTTCGTACCGTGTCGCTTGCTCTGGAATCACTTCGTGAACATGATGGGACAGAACGACAGTTCTTTCTGGGCAGAAACAACCGAGTACACAACACCAACAGTAGAAGATCACGGAGGAAAAGGCTGGAAAGTAGGAACACTGGCAGATTACATGGGCATTCCAACAGGAGTGCCGGGCCTGAAAGTGAACAGAATGCCGTTCCTTGCATATGCGAAGATCTGGAATGAGTGGTTCAGAGATGAAAACTTACAACAGCCCGTAGAAGAAGACAAAACAGACAAAACACTGTGGTATGAAGAAACAGAGATAGGACAGCTGGGCGGGCCAATGAGAGGTGCAAACCTACTCAAAGTTTGCAAACACAAAGACTACTTCACCAGCAGCCTACCACAGCCACAGAAAGGCCAGGCCGTGCCGCTGCCGCTGACAGGAAATGCAACGTTAAGAGCATACACCACGCCGGAACTAACCGAAATAAAAACAGGAACAGGATTTTTCAATAGCGAGTACAACAGCGGAATTATAAATCATGCAAACATCTCATTCACAAAACAAGGAGCAAAATTCAGCCTGAACAAAAACAACAACGGAAACAAAGCGCCGAAAAGCGGCGAAGAATACCTCGAAACAATGAGCCAGGACGATGCAAATTTTCTTGACGCATGGGTCGGAACGGACTTGAGCGCAGTCAACGCAACCACGATCAACGAGCTCCGAAACGCTATCGCAGTACAACACATCCTAGAACGTGATGCCAGAACCGGAACCAGGTACAAAGAAATCCTAAAAGGGGCCTGGGGTGTAACATCGCCAGATGCACGACTTGACAGAAGCGAATACATCGGCGGATACAGAATGCCAATCAACATCAACCAGGTCATTCAGACCAGCAGCAGCAGCCAAATCAGCCCGCAGGGCAACACAGCGGCATACAGTATGACAACCATGTCCAAACACATGTGCACCTACAGTGCAACTGAGCACGGCTATGTCCTGGGCCTATGCTGCGTACGAGTAGATCACAGCTATCAGCAAGGTCTGAGCCGGATGTGGACACGCAGCACACGGTTTTCCTACTACGACCCGATGCTAGCAAACCTGGGAGAACAACCAGTGCTTAACCAAGAAATCTATGCACAGGGTAACAGCAAAGATACCGAGGTATTCGGCTACCAAGAAGCCTGGGCCGACTACAGGTACCGCACAAACATGGTAACATCCGAAATGCGCAGCACCTACGCACAAAGCCTGGATGCCTGGCACTATGCAGACCACTACACGAGCATGCCGACACTGTCAAGCGACTGGATCAAAGAAGGCAGCGAGAACATCGCCCGGACGCTGGCAGTTGAAGATACCAATCATTCGTATCAGTTCATCTGTAACTTTTACTTCGATCAGACCTGGACACGTCCCATGCCGATCTACAGCGTGCCTGGCCTTGATACGATCTAAGGAGGTGCAGCACAATGGCAGGATGGGGAGCAATCGCTTTGCAACTGCTGCCAAGCGTAGTGGGAGCCCTAGGAAACGTTGCAAGCAGCTGGATAAACTCGCAAGGGTCAAACAGCTCTGCAATGAATCAGAACACCATGAACACACAAACTGGGAATACCAGCATGACCGGAAACACGAGCCAGACAACCGGCACACAAGGCGCACAGGTAACGCAAGGCAGCACATCCGGGATATCTGATATCCTGGGAAAAGCACTGACAGGCATCACCGGGAACAACAGTCAAACAGCAGCCAACTTTAACGCCGGACAGGCAACCACGGCAAACAACCTACAAAGCGGACAATGGGCACTAGGCAACTTAATGAACTTGTGGTCAAACGCCAGGGCAAACGAGCTGACAGCACAAAGCCAGGCCTCAGCAATGGCCTTTAACAGGGAAGAAAGCCAGAAGAACCGAGACTGGCAACAGATGATGAGCAGCACAGCCTATCAAAGAGGTGTAAAAGACCTGAAAGAAGCAGGTCTCAACCCGGCACTGGCAGCCTATAATGGTTTTGGAGCAAGCTCAGGCAGCGGGGGACAGGCAGCAGTCGGAAACTCAACTTTCAGCCACGCTCAGGCATCGGCTATACCGGCAGCACACACGGCCACCATGCAAGCAATGTATGACTACGGGAACAACACAAGCCAGTTCTTGCAAAATGCGATGCAAGCGATCAACACGGCAAAGGAAACCAAAAACTGGGAAGAAGCCGGTTATATGCAGAGTATCATGCAGAATATCGGCTCAACCAGCGCAAAAACGGTTGGAAACATTGCTCAGACCGCAAACAACACCTATAACAACAAATCCTCGGAAGAAACAGCAACAGCACCGAGAATAGCCACAGAAGCAGACAAAGCCATAAACGACCTGAAGAACAAATGGAACACAGGCGGAAAAGGCAAGTTCTCAGGCAGCGGAAGCGGCAGAGGAAGGTAATTGACAAACACACAAAGGGGGGTGTATAATATGGGTGTAAGAATCGTACACTTCAAGTAGGAGGACATAACATGCGAAGTCAAATGGCAAAAAGAATGAACATCAACCTGACACAAAAACAGATCGAAGAACTAGAGTTCATCAAAAGATGCAAACTGTATGATAAATATATCGACAGTGATATCATAAGAGATGCAATTGACGTATACGCAGAAGCACTAGGATACCAAAAAACAGCTTGAGTTACGGCTACCGCCTCACTCAGGGAAGAAACATTTGTCCATAACGAGTTACGAGCAGCATCTAAATTTTGTGTCAATGGGCCCCAATAACATCAAGAAGGTTATTGGGGCCCAATCAGGGAAGGAGGCATGAAACATCTATGCCATGTACGAGGCCGTTGGTTAGAACCGTCATCAACCGACAAGAAAGAGTAGTCAGCCTAAAGGCATACCTATCAAAAACAGGCGAAAGACTGGAATACGATGCAGACCCGAAACAGCAAAAGTGGAACGAACAACGGATTAAAAGAATGCTCAAAGAGCAGAACGCTCAACTGCTGCCATGCGGGCACTGTCCTGGATGCAAAATGGCAAATGCAGCATCCTGGGCGAACCGAATGGAAATGGAACTGCCATACCATGAAAACGCCTGGTTCCTGACACTAACCTATGACAACGAAAATGTCCCATATCGAGCGACATGGGACACACTGACAGGCGAAGTGATAACAGAAAACCTCAGTCTATGCTATGAGGACATGCAGAAGTTCTGGAAACGTCTCAGGAGATACATAAAGTACCACGAAATAGAAACAGGAAAGCTGATGTATTTCCAAGCTGGTGAATATGGCAGCCAGACACACAGACCACACTATCATGCAATCGTCTACGATCTACCGATAAAGCAAGAAGAACTGAAAATTTACAAGAAAGAAAGAGGATACACATACTATAACTGTAAATGGCTAGAAAAAATCTGGGGTATGGGACACGTAATCCTGGCACCGGCAGAATGGCGATCAATGGCATACACAGCAAGATACACAACAAAAAAGATTTACGGAAAGGACGGTAAAAAATTTTATGAAGAACTAGGTATAATGCCGGAACAGTGCCTAATGAGCAAAAAACCAGCAATCGGAGCACAATACTATTACGACCATGCAAAAGAAATTTACGACAAAGACCAAATCCAGCTGAAAAACGGCAGATTGGTAAAGCCACCAAGATATTTTGATAAGCTATTCGACATTGACCACGGAGCAAAACCGCTGACAGATGAAGAAGTGCAAAAAATCGAGAATATAACAGAAAAAGCCGAATCCGAAGAACTGAAAGCAATTAAAAGAGAACGTCGCAGAATTGCTAACGACGCACTCTTTGCTCAGTTACAACAGACCGGCCAGACCATGCAAGACTATTATAGCCTGAAGGACAAAAAAATGCAAGAACGAATGAGCAAGCTAATTCGTACCGAGGTCTAAGCCATGAATAAAAAAAATTCGGAAAATGTTAAAATACATCCATAAACCGCAACGATAAATCGACAATCGGAAGCGTACAACGAATCATAAAAAGCTACAAAAGCAAATAAAAGCGCAAACCGAAATCTGACCTATAAGCTACGCTGTCCTCTATTCGTCGGCCGACCACGGCCGATCGGACAGCCAACAACGGAAACAACATCAAGAACAGCAAGGTGGACAAAATTCCACCTTGTTTTTTTTCTCTTTTTGATAAAATGAAACTATAAACAAAATTACCGAAAGGAGGTTGAAAACAATGGTCACTTTACAGGACATCAACGCAATTTTCAGGCATCTCAAAAAAATCCTGCACATGCTGGATAAGATTTACCACACACTGGAACTCGACAAGGAGGAAGAGTAATGGCATACCGCAGCACTGTTAAACCGAAGACCGACAAAAAAGTTTTCACCAACACGGCAAAGAAAACCAAAAAGATCAACGTCAACCCGAAACCGAGCCGAGGAGGAATCCGACTGTGAAGAGCATCAAAGAAATGACATGCTGCACACTGACAGTCAGACTGAGGTATGACACAGCAGCCGAAATCGACGATCTGGCAGAAGAACTGGGATGCAGCGTGCCGGCAACGACACGAAAAGCAATCGAATATGGGTTGAAATATCACAAAAACGATATCATCAACGAAGTTATGGAGGATAACAACAATGACTTTTGAACTTTATGCAATCAAAGACGAGCTGGCGGGCACCTTCGGAAACATCATGGTAATCAATCCGA